CAACTAATACTCATTATACGGGTATATCATTAGGATACTCTGAAGCCGCAAATGCAAATTATAGAAAAACAGCAATCGTACAAGAACAAATTGCAGACGGTGCTGCAAGAGGACATTTACATTTTTTAGTAGATACTGCTTCTGATTCAAATAGTGCGGTACTTGCTGATTCTAAAATGATGATTAATGGAACAACTGGTAATGTTGGTATTGGAACTACAACTCCAGCACAATTACTTGAAGTTCATGGAGCCGCTGCTAAAACAAGACTGACAAGAACTGGCAGTGCAGGAACATTATTAGAAATTTATTCAGGTGCTACATATTCTGGAGGAATACAAGCAAATTCTGGAGGAATGGGAATTAGTGGTGGAGCTGGAGAAAATAGAATGTTTCTTCCAACTACTGCTCAAGCTCATGTTGGAATAGGAACAACTGATTTTCCAACTGGTATGGCATCATCTTCATACGCACAACTTAAAATAGGTAGTGCAACTTTATCTGATAGTACTGGTGGTAATGGAAGTGCTACATTTTTAAGTAATAATGCATATGTTGGTACTTCGAATAATATGTATCTAGATGGAGGAGGTTCAGCATCTTCAATCGGTCAAACTCAAGGAAAAATAGATTTCTTTACTTTTGATGGCAGTGGAGGGTCTGCTGATGCTCAATTTACTTTAACTCCTAGAGTCAGAATTTTAAACACTGGTGTTTTTCTTGTAGCAAAAACATCAGATACATTTAGTGCTTCAGGACTTAGAGTTTCAACTTCTGGAGCTACAACAATAACTAGAGATGGTGCTGAAGTATTAAATATTAATAGAACAAGTAGTGATGGTGCTGTAGTGTATATTTCACAAGATGGTCTTGCAGAAGGAACAATAAGTGTGAGTGGTGGTACTGTAACTTACGGTGGATTTACTGGAACACATGATTCTTCAGGAACAGGAATTTCATCAAGTATACCGGTCGGTACTGTTTTATCTACTATTGACCAAGAACATAAACCAAAGCACGCAAAAGTAAAAGTTTCAGATTCTATTGGAGATAAAAGAGTTTATGGTGTTTTACAACAATATAATGACGAAGAAATAAATGATGCAGGAGCCACACTAAAAGAACACGCAGTGGTAGCTTGTGTGGGTATAGGCTCAGTAAGGGTAACTGGAGCTTGTGAAGGTGGAGATTTATTAGAATCTAATGGAGATGGAACAGCTAAAGTTCAAGATGATGATATCATTAAAAGTAAAACAATAGGTAAAGTTACCATAGGAAATTCTGATACTGCTGAAAAATTAGTATCATGTGTTTTATACTGTGGATAGAGGAATAATATGGCATTAACAAAAATATCAAGAGGATTATTAAATACAGGAGTTTCAGACAGTTCTGATGCTACGGCTATTACTATTGATAGTAGTGAAAATGTATTAATAGGAACAACAAGCGGCTCAGACCCGTTAGTAGTTTCGGATTCTGGTGCCAGTTCAATTACAGCAAGATTTATAAACACGAATGCAGATGCTAATCCAGCGAATATAAGACTACAAAAACTTTCAGGTTCTCCCGCAGACAATGATTACATAGGTATGATAAATGTGAGTGGAGAAAACGATGCTAGTGAAGAAACAATATTTCAATCCATAGACTTTATATCAACAGATGTATCAGACGGAACAGAAGATGGAGTTATAGCTTTTAGAACCAGAGGTGCAGGAACTTTAACAGAAAGATTAAGAATATCTGAACAAGGTTTTTTAAAGTTTCCAAACAAATATGCTCTTTATCAAACAGGAGATGCAGGAATTGGTCATCACACGAATAACTACTTGTATATGTACGGTGGCTCTGCTGGTTTAATTCATCAAGATAACTCGAGTGGCTCTAATAGAATATTGATAAGAGATAGTAATTCTATAGAGTTTGAAGTAAATGGTTCACAAAGAATGATAATTAATTCTTCTGGAAATGTTGGTATTAATGCTTCAAGTCCAACCGCAACTTATAAACTTTCAATAGCTTCGGCAGCTAATCATGGTGCTTTTATATATGATGTTGGGAATGGCTATGCTGCTATTGTTACAAAACCAGATTCATCTAATAATATTTTTCCAATGTATATGTTAAATAATGCAGGGTCAGCAGTAGGTTACATATTAAGTACTTCAAGTGGCACAACTTTTTCTCAAAGTGGTTCTGACATATCTTTTAAAGAAAATATAAAAGATTGGAATGAAAATGTTTTAGATAGTTTTAAAAATATAAAACCTTCTACTTTTACATATAAAAGTGACGAAGATAAAAAAGAAATAAAAGGTTATATAGCACAAAATGAATTTGATAAGTTTCCAGAAGCATATCCAATAAATCCTAAAGATGGAAAGCATTGGTTTAATCCAAGTGGTATGACTGTTTATCTAATGAAAGCAATCCAAGAACAACAAGCTATAATAGAAGATTTACAAACACAAATTAACGAGGTAAAAAATGGCAATTAACTATACATGGGATGTCAAAACAGTAGATGTTAAAGAAATAGATGGCAACGCTGATACTGTCTTTAACGTCCATTGGCGACTAAATGCTGAAGATGATGCAAATACTGTAAAGGACTTTTTAGGTAATGATGTGCCTATTTCTGTTTCAGTATATGGCACACAATCTTTAGATACTTCTGATCTATCAGACTTTACCGATTTTGCAGATTTAACTACAAGCGATGTACAAGGTTGGGTTGAAGAAGCTATGGGTGAAGATGAAGTTCAAGCTAAAAAAGATAATCTTGATGCTCAGATTGAAGAGTTAGTAAATCCAACAGTACAAACAAAAACTATAGGCGGTTAAAATAATATATAATTTCTGATTATGGCAGATACATTTACTACTAATTTAAACTTAACCAAACCAGAGGTAGGAGCTTCTACTAATACTTGGGGTGGTAAAATCAATACAGATCTCGATGCTGTCGATGGTATTTTTGCTGCTGCTGGTGATGGTACTTCAGTAGGCCTTAACGTAGGCTCTGGTAAAACTCTTACAATTGGTGGTACTTTAAAAATTGGCTCTAATACCGATGCAAATATTTTAGTAGCAAACGGCACAAGTTTTAATCCAGTAGCTTTGAGTGGCGATGCAACCATAAGCAACTCTGGAGTTCTTACTTTAGGCTCAGATGTAGTAGAACAATCAATGATTGCTGATGATGCTGTAGGCGCAGATCAATTGGCTGCTAATGCGGTAGTCAATGCGAGTATTGCTGCTGCTGCTGCTATAGATGCTACAAAAATAGCAAATGGCAGTATTAGTAACACAGAATTTCAATATTTGAATGGTGTTACTTCTGCAATACAAACTCAATTAGACTCTAAAACTACTGCAAGTAGCGCAACTACTTTTACTAATAAATCTGGAAATATATCTCAATGGACAAATGACTCTGGATATTTAAAAGCCACAACAGGAACAAATGGTTTGGCTTCTAATTTTTTACAACAAACTGAAGGATATATAAAATTTGCTAATGGCTTTATTATTCAATGGGCAATAATATCAACAAACTTTGCAGGAACTTGGACTTTTCCAATAAGTTTTCCAAATCAATGTGGCGGTGTTTCAAAACACGACATTAGAGTAAATTCTTCTGGTAATGGTGAAAACTATGTTTATAACATTTCTACTTCAAGCGTTTCTTTTGTAAGTGGAGTGAATGGTAATAAAACTTTAATAGCAATAGGTTGGTAAAATGGCTAAATATGCTCATGTAGATGAAAACAATAAATTATTAGGTTGGTATGACAGCGAAATACATGAGTCTATACCAGAACCTAAAATTTTAGTTACCGAAGAACAATGGCAAATTTCTATACACAATAATCACGATTATTGTGGTAATGATGGCGTAACTAAACATGCAAACACAGAACCTACCTCTGAACAAAAAATAACTGAAGCTAAAATATATTTATCACAAACAGATTGGTATGTAATTAGAGAAGCAGACTCAGGTAAAGAAATGCCTAGTGAAATTAAAACTAAAAGAGCAGAAGCAAGACAAACTATTGATGATTTGTCTTAAAGGATAAATCATGGCTTTAGTACAAATAACACCCCCAGCAGGAATAATAAAAAATGGCACAGACTATGCCAACAAAGGTCGTTTTGTTGATGGTGATTTAGTACGTTTTGAAAATGGTTATCTTAAACCTTTGGGTGGTTGGACATTTTTTAGATCTAATCCAGTCGGTACATTTTTTAGTGGCACAGTAACAACTGCTTCATCAAGCGCAAACATAACTGTAACCACGACTGTTACACATAGTTTATTGGTTGGCGATACGATTGTCTTAGAAGATTTTGCAGCTACAGGTGGCATTACTGCCAATCAAATCAACACAACTTTTACAGTAGCAACTGTACCTTCAACCACGACATTTACTGTCGCTACAACTGGTACTGGCACATCTGCTGCAACCTCTGCTGCATCAAGAGTTATACAACCAGCAGTTCCAATAGGTATGTATTCTTATAAAACCAATAATGGCGAAGAAGTCTTAGCTATTGGTACTAGATCTGGTGTAAATGTTTTTTATGATAATGCTTGGTATGACATCACACCTGCTGGCTTTGTTGGCGATGATGTTATTACTTCAACTGGTTATGGTGCATTTCACTATGGAGTCGAAGATTGGGGAGATGCAAGAAGCACGTCTGGAATACAGTTTGATACTAAAAGTTTTTCATTTGCTAACTGGGGTGAACACTTAATATTTTGTTTTGCAGGCGATGGCAAAATATATCAATGGCGACCTGATGCTGGTAGTGGCAGTCCAGATACAATAGCTACCGCAGTAACCAACGCACCTACTGGTTGTCAAGCAGTTATTGTGAGTAATGAAAGACATTTGATAGCTATAGGTTCTGGTGGCGATCCTCGTAAGATAGCTTGGTCTGATAGAGAAGATAATACTACTTGGACATCTTCTGCTAGAAATACTGCTGGTGATTTACAAATAGCTACAGGTGGTCAAGCAAATTACGCAGTTAAGTTTGGTAACGATATTATTATTTTTACCGATGTTGGTATAAACAAACTGTACTACACAGGCAGTCCGTTTGTTTATGGCATACAAGATGCTGGGGTAAATTGTAAAGCAATCAGTCCAAGATCAATTACATCTTCTGGTGGGTTCTTATCATGGATAAGTGAGAACTCTTTCTTTACTTACGATGGCAGGGTTAGAGAGCTTAAATCAGATGTGCATGATTTTATCTTTGATAATTTACAACAAAACACTCAACAAGCTACCTTTGGCGCACACAACATTGACTACAATGAAATCTGGTGGTTTTTCCCAGTAGGAGATGTAGATCAACTAACGCCAAACAAATATATTATTTGGAATTACTTAGATAATGTTTGGTCTATTGGTTCATTAGATAGAGGTTGTTGGATAGATCAAGGTGTCTTTAACAATCCAATAGCTTGTGATTCTAGTGGCTTTGTTTATGAACACGATAAAAGAGCTTTGTTTAATTCACCAGGATTGGGAACAAGAAAGCCTTTTTGTCAAACAGGTCCATTAGAAATAGGTAATGGAGATCGTGTTGCACAAGTAAATCAAATCTTACCTGATGAGGAAACTACAACTTTACCAGCAATAACTTTAAGTTTTACTGGTCGTTTTACACCATTAGGTACAGAAACAGATTTTGGTAGTTTTTCTTTCAATGCTGATGGTTATACCGATGCTAGATTTTCTGCTAGACAAGTGCAGATGAAAATAGAAGGCGATGTCACACAAGACTTTCAAGTTGGCAAGATTAGATTAGATGTGCAACCTAGAGGTCGTAGATGATAGATCCTGCTAGTAAAAGCCAATATATACAAAGAGTAACTAATGCCAAAGTAAGTTTGACTACTACCAATGCAACTACTTTATTTACTGCACCATCTGGTTCAGATTTTGATTTTGCAGTTATTGAGTCTATTTTAGTTAATAACAACAATGCTGCATCAACTACTTTAAGTGTTACTTTGACTGACTCTGGTTCTAATGTTTTTAATATTTATGACGATTTTACTGTCGCAGGCAATACAACTGCTGAATTATTAAGTAGAGATTTAGTTTTACAAGCAGGCGAAATAATTAAATTAACTGCTAACGATGCTAATAGAATTATGGCAATAACCAGTTTAGTTGAATATGCAAAGGGTGATTAAAAAAGAAGATTGGGAACTACAATGGGATTATTGCAAGCAATTTATTGAGCCTGCTCTAAAACATCAAGATTCCTATACAATAGACGACATAGAAGATAAAATAAGACATGGATTTTTCCATCTGTGGCCAGGTAAAGAATCAGCATTTATAACTGAGATTGTTACTTATCCACAGCACAAAGTAATGAATTTATTATTTTGTGGTGGCAAATACGAAGAACTAGAAGCAATCTTAGCTTCTAT